TAGTTTTTCATCTATTACTAATTCAAATTTTGATGAAGATGATTTTAATGGTATTACTTTTATGGTGACATCAATTCCAACTTCTACAACACTTACTATTGAAATGGGATCAGTAGAATCTGGATCAGGAGCTAGTACTTCAGGTGGCATAAGAGTTAAACATTACTATTCAATTGGCCCTGCCGTTGAGGCGTCAGCTGCTGGTTGGGGATTAGGATTATGGGGTGGTACTGTAGCTGGAGAAGTTTTTGATACTTTAGATGGAGCATTAACTTCAGGTTCATCAAGTATTGTTTTAGATGATTCATCAGGTTTTCCTGCTTCAGGAACAGTTTTAATAGATAATGAAAGAATTGCTTATACAACAAACACTACAGGTTCAGGAACTTTATCAGGTTTAACTAGAGGATCAGATAACACAACAGCTGCATCACATAGTGATGGAGCAACAGTAACTGATGCTTCTGAATACACTAAATGGGGTGCATCACAAACAGGTGATATTGTAACAGCTCCAGGACTTTGGTCCTTGGACAATTATGGAAATAAACTTATTGCAACTATCGTTGATGGTTCAACTTTTGAATGGGATTCAGATGCAGCGGGAGCAACATCTACTCGAGCAACAATCATTGCCAATGCACCAACAGCAGCAATACAAACTTTAGTATCTACACCCGATAGACACTTAGTATTTTTTGGAACAGAAACAACAATTGGAACAACATCAACTCAAGATGATATGTACATTAGATGGTCGGATCAAGAATCAATTAATGCTACAACTTCTTATGCACCTTCTGCAACCAATACAGCTGGTACACAGAGACTGGCCGACGGAACACGGATCGTGGGAGCTTTAAGAGGTCGTGATGCAATTTACATTTGGACTGATACATCTTTATTTATTATGAGATTTGTTGGCGCTCCATTTACTTTTTCATTTCAACAAGTTGGAACTAACTGTGGATTGATTGGGAAGAATGCAGCCGTTGAAGTTGATGGTTCTGCTTACTGGATGTCTGAGAATGGTTTCTTTAGATATACTGGTAAACTGGAATCTTTAGGATGTTTAGTTGAGGACTATGTTTATGATGATATTAACACGGTTCCTAAAAATCACATATGTGCAGGGCTAAATAACTTATTTGGTGAAGTAACTTGGTTTTATCCTGGTAGTGGTGCTGCATCTAATAATAGATCAGTTACTTATAATTATATGGATTCCTCACCAGAGCGACCAGTATGGACTACAAGCTCTTTAGCAAGAAGTGCTTGGGCAGATTCACATATATTTGGTAAACCACACGCAACAGAATATGATTCAAGTGCTACAAGTGATTCAACAGTTGGTAATACTGATGGTGTTACAACTTACTTTGAACATGAAACAGGACAAGATCAAATTAAAGCAGGAACAAGAAGTGCTATTTCAGCAAATATTCAGTCAGGAGATTTTGATATATCTATGGGTCAAGGTGGTGGAGCAGACTTAAGAGGTGATGGTGAATACATGATGAAAATTAGAAGAGTACTTCCAGACTTTTTAACTCAAACTGGAAATGCTAGAATTACATTAAACTTAAAAAATTATCCAACAGATTCAGAAGCTAGTTCTTCATTGGGTCCTTTTACAGCTACAACAAGTACGGATAAAATAGATACAAGAGCTAGAGCTAGAGCGATAGCTTTAAAAATAGATAACACAGGACAAAAACAACATTGGAAGCTTGGAACTTTTAGATTAGATATACAAGCGGATGGAAGAAGATAATGATAGATAAAAGAATTAATTATAGATATGGTGGTGACACTATGGGTGGACCTAATGATAGAGGAGGTCAAGGACCTGCAGGTGGAGCGTCATCTGGTGGAAATTATGGCGGCAATCAAGGTGGTGGCAATCAAGGTGGTGGCAATCAAGGTGGTGGCGGTGACGGTGGCGCAGCTGCTAGACAAGCTGCTGCACAAAGAGCAATGCAACAACAGATAGCACAAGCAGAAGCACAACAGGCGGCACAAAGAGCAGAAGCAGATAGACAACAGAGAGTAGCTCAACAAGCTGCAGCTGAAAAAGCTGCTGCACAAAAAACTGCAACAGCAGGACTTAGAGGAGATGACCCTGACCTTGATAAAAAAGCATGGGATAAAATTTATCAAAAACAAAATGAATATTTAAAAACTGTAGATGCCAATACCGTTTCACAATTAGAACTGGATAAAATAGCTAATGATACATTACACCAAATGTATTTAGGTACAGGAAAACCAGCAACACAAGACTACCAAAACATATTTCAAACTGGAGCAATACACCAAACACCAGGAAGAACTCCTATAACAACTGGAGAAGGATTAGGAACAATAAACCCTTTCGAACAATCAGGAGCTAGAACAGCTATACCAACAACACCAAGCTACCAAAACATATTTCAAACTGGAGCAGTATCACAGACACCAGGATTAGGAACAATAAACCCTTTCGAACAATCAGGAGCTAGAACAGCTATACCAACAACACCACTAAGAACTAGGATTCAAGATGATAGAGCAGAAGATATTAGAAGAAAAGCACTTGGAGATATAGCTCTTCAAACTGATAAATCTTTAATAGATATTTCTGATCCTTCAGGTCTAGGACAAGGTCAAGGTATCATGAGTGGTTTTGCAGATACAGGAAAGAGCATGGTTGGAAATCAACTTAAAAAAGCTGCTACAAGTTTTGCACTTAGCAAATTAGGATTAGGTTTTCTTAATCCTTTTTTAGGTATTGCATCTTTATTTGGTTATGATCCAGTAGGATCACTTATGGCTAAAATGCCTAAAGGAACAGGAACAAAAACTGCATGGGCTGGGCCTAATGAAGAAGATTTAAGAGGTGGTGATCAAAATATTGTGCAAGCGAGTATTGAAAAATTTCAACCAACAGATCAACAAACAGCTCAAATGACTGAACTAATGAGAAAAAGAAAAATACTACAAGGAAAGGCCGATCAAGGAGAATTAAATGAAAAAGGTATGAATACCTTGGCACAGATGAATCAATTGATAAAGCAATATCAAGTTGATCCAAGGAGTATATATGGCTAGAATAGTACAATCATTAACACAACCACTAGAGAAATACGATCAACAGATACAACAATCGTTTGTTAGAGATGTTGATAGTATAGTACAAAAATTAAACACTTCTTTTCAACAGGATTTGAAAGAAGAAGCAGAGGCGGAGGCTTATTTCTTTGGCTAATACATTTGTAAACAAAAAGAAGGATTTAACAAGTACGAGTGCTACTATATTGTACACTGTACCTACAGCTACAACAGCTGTTATAAAATCAATAATAGTATCTGAAGATTCAGGTAATGCTGATACTATAACAGTGACTATAACTGATACAGATGACGCTGTTTTTAGCCTTTTTAAGACTAAATCCATATCAGCTAATGGAACATCAGAATTACTATCTGCGCCCTTGGTGGTTGCAGAAAGCGAAGTAATTAAAGTAACCGCAGCAACGGCTAATAGACTACATGTAGTTTTATCTGCGCTTGAAATTAAACCTAGAACAGTAACATCATAGGCTTGATTTATATGAAAAAAACAAGTATTATTATAAACCAGGTGAAATTCCTGCCTTTAAAAATTAACACATAAAAAATTATGGCTATAGATAGAACAGGAATATCATCATTAAACACAGGCGCAGGAGAAATTACCTATTCAGGTAATGAAGGACCAAAAGACCCACGATCAATGACTGATATTGATAAAATTATATTACAACATTGGCTTCAACAAGGTGGATCTTATGGAGATGTAATACCAGAAGAATTCAAACAACAAATTATGCAAACATATGGTCTCGATAAAATGGCTTCAGCTCCAGAAATGGCTTATGGTGGAAGAGCTGGTTATCAGCATGGTGGTGGAGCAGATTATATGCCAACTGATCCTGGACCAATGGGCAATCCAGCAGTCGTTGGAGAAAAAATGGTAGGTGATGATATGAGAGAATTTAGAATTGCAAATCCTGACATTGAAGATGTTGCAGATTACAAAGGTTATTATGAGAGATTAAAAAATCAAACTGCTTTAGAAAAACAAGCAAATGCAATGGTTGAAGCAGGTGTTGTTGAAAATAGAGACGAAGCTATAAGACTATTATTACAGAAAAAAATGTATGGTGTAAGATCTGAAGGTATGACACCTATGTCAGGAATAATGGGACCTCCTGTTTTTGGTGAACAAGATTATCCACAGTTTAGACCTGGGGTGCCTTTTTATATGATGCCTGAATTAAATACAGGAGATTATGCTTATGGTGGATCAGCAAAACCTACATACACGCAATCAAGAAAACAAAGAATGGCTAACGGTGGTGTTGCAAGTCTTATAGGCAAACCAGGAGGTTTAGTTGAACCAGGTATTTCAGGTTATGGTGCGTGGGATTGGATAAAAGAAAAAGCTGGAGATATTAAAGACAAATTTGTAGACGATATTATTCCAAATGAAATTAAAGAGAATCCAATGTTATCATCAGTGGTAATGGGTGGTTTACTTGATAGGTATGGAATTCCTGGAACAGATGGAATGGGACAAGATTGGTTTAAAGATTTAATAGGAGTAGATGAGTATGGAGATTTATTAGGTAGTGGTGTTGGAGAAACTGTTAGAAATATTGGAAGTGCTGGTTTAGAAGGCATTAAAAATCTTCCAGGAGCTATTGGAGGAGGCATCAGTGGTATTGGAGGAATGATAGGGGGAGGCATTGAAGATATATATAAAGGGACTTTTGGAAAACTTCCTGAATTTAAAAATGCAAAAGGAAATATAATTAATTACCAACTTCCAGTTGCAATGGGTTTAGGAATAGGAGCTTTGGATGCAGCAACTCGTAAAGATGAATCTCTTCCAACTCAACAAGGAATTGATATTGCAGACATTCGTAGTAGAGCATTAACAGGATCAGATCCAGGTTTACATTTCTTACCACAAGCATCAGCAACAACAGCGTATGCTAATGGTGGACGAACTGGATACTATGCTGGAAACATGGTTGAACAAAATATTATTCAAGCTTTTAGTTCTTATAAAAATGCAGGAGGATTAAAAAGTTTTAAAGATTGGTTTAGTGGTGAATATTTACCTGAAAGACCTGGGATGACTGCAGAAGCAGATCCATGGGCAGAAGGAGCACCATATGGATATGCAGAACCAGGTACAAGAGGAACTATTGATATAGTTTATCCTGAGAAGCTGGCTCAAGGCGGAAGAATTGGGTATTCTAGTGGAAGTGGAGAAAAAGCTTTCTCTAAAGAAGAAAATTTAAAAAGATTTGAAGCAGCTAAAAGACTAGCAAAAGAAAAAGGAATATCTCTTCAAGAAGCTTTAGATATTACTTTGTCTGATAGTTATAGAATAGAAGAAGCTCAAGGCGGAAGAATTGGATATGCTGGTGGTGGTAATGGTGATGACGATAGCATGGTTGGTATTTCAATGAGCATTGAAGAGAGATGGGAAAGAATTAAAAAAATGTTACAACAAATGGAAGATATTAGATCAGGTAAAACAACGGATCCAAAATACGATCCAGAAGACAAAGCTCAAGGCGGAAGAATCGGAGCTCAAGAAGGTGGCTTAATGGACCTTGGTGGCATGGAAAAAGATTATAGAAATGAAGGTGGATTTGTACCAATAGGTGGACAAGAACGAGCTGATGATGTACCAGCTAGATTAAGTAAAAATGAATTTGTATTTACAGCAGATGCAGTCCGTTCGGCAGGCGGAGGAGACATCGACAAAGGCGCTGAAGTAATGGAAAACGTTATGGAACACTTAGAACAAGGCGGACAGATATCACAAGAATCTCAAGGATTAGAGGGC